TCAAAACGATAGCATCTCGCCTACGTAGACTTGGAGCCGGGAAAGAAGGAATGCTTACGTACATTCATTTTTGGGATGATCTAAATACTCTGCTTAATTTAATTATAGAAGCAGAAGTCAATATTGGCATTGAGATAAAAACAATAGCAAAAAGGTTAAAGCGAATAGCCAATACAACTTATCCAGTCGTAATTCCTGGGGTTTTCTGGGACGATCTAGACATGCTAATAAATTTAATCTTAGAGGAGGAAGAAAGTGAGTAAGGCAGTAGAAACAACCCTTCCAACTCTTACCAATAAACAGCAATTATATAAAATAGTGGTAGATTCAAGAGGTAATCCTGACGCATTGGCTATTAACTTATATTGGGATGAGTTTAGATCATGGTATAACCATAAGAAGATACATACCAGCAGCAAAATAGTAAGAATCCCTAAATTATATAAGTATGGAGTATATGCCTCTTATAAAGAATTAGCCGAAAAATATGGAGTTACAACCGATACTATTAGAAGGAAAATAGTTAAGCTAGAAGAACTAGAGTTATTAAGTAGAGATTTTTATACAAATAAAGAAAACCATAAAGTTTTATATAATCAGTTAATCATTTATATCTGGCAACAAACACCCTGTTTTTTTAATCCTATAGGACTTGATAGGATGCTTATTGAGGAATTAACGCCATCAACAAATCATGAGTATATATCATCAAAATATAATAATGAAAACAAAGAAAAGTGTGAACAAAATCAGCACACCCCCCCTGTTGAATTTAAGGACACCCCTCTCCTTACAAATAAGGACACCCCCTATACTGAAATTAAGGATATTATAACCCAAGAAAATAAGGATACCCCTACACCCTTACAAGCCAGTAATTCCTTAGGGTTAGAGGTAGAGGGGGGTATACTTACAAATCAGCACACCCCTCTCCTTACCGGTAAGGATACAAATATACTAAGAGAATATAATCTCTATAACGTAAGTATAGAGAGATTATATTCGTATAGTATTAATAATACGCACGCGCGGGATTTAAACGATAAAACCTGTGTAATTGATTGTGCCAATAAAAATAACGACATTAATAAACTAGCTCATACAGACTCTGCAGAAATAAAAACTCTAAACACAGAAGAAAAAAAATCCGGTTACGCAGATTTTGCTTTTGGCTCTCTTGCGAAGCCAACGCAATCTGCTGTTGATGAATGGGAAGAAAACGAAACAGAAGAACTTGCAGCTTTGCTGGATAATGATTGTTTGAACGATCCTGTAGTTCCGATAGACCCTGAAGAAATTGTTGCCAATGAACAAGCAACCCGAAGAATGCTACTCTCTAAAGCTCTGTGGAGTACTTTTGGTGAGCAGCGATCAGGCGAGATACAAGATGATTACAAGTTCGTAGAAACAGAGCCGCATAAGGTCTGTGTTCAAACTGAAGAAATGCGGTTAAACGATATTGAGAAAGCTAAAATACGCAAAGCTATTGCCTCTGTTTACGGCCAAGATGTAACGATAGCAATGCAGATAATTGCTCCGATACAAAATGAACCGATACCTAGTGATGAAGAGGCAGAGTTAGAACATTCGGTAAGTAAGCTTAATTGGCTTAATTTTAAATCTGTAATAAAAAATCATTCTTTGTTTGCTGCCTTAAATAATCCGTCATTAACGACTACTGAGTCACCTGAAAAAATTATCATAGAGGGGGTAGCATTTCTTATTGAAAGAATAATTGAGCCTGGAAGTTTGGAAGAGCTTGAGAATGCTATTTTAAAGACAGGTTTGACTTTAGAATTATGCACTAAAAACGTTCATCCTGAGTATAAAAATTTTGAGAAACAACCAATTGTTTTAACTCCCAAAAAGGTACTAGAAGACAGAGCTTGGTTATCGAACATAAGAATAGCTGAGTTACAAAAGTCAAATCCAACCGGAAGGCTTATTGAGGTTAGGGAAGAAAAGCCGGTAAATGATTATGATAGTGAGTCGGCAACAAATTGTAGTCGACTGAAACTAACAGCAAGAGAAGAAGCAATTGTTAATAATTTTAATGATATGGAGTTGTTAGCATTAATAGAAAAACAAGCAAGTCAAGCATAGGAGGAGTAAATGAGTGAACTAGAAGCTAGAAAATATACATCAATTCGTATGTTAAGAGAGGAAATTAGGGAAGATATGCAGGACTATAAGCTTGTTGTTTCATATAGTCCAAAAGAAGCTTTAAAGAGTTTTATTTTTTTTTCTAATGAGTTCACAGAAATGATTTGCTTCAAAAAGTACCTAGTAAAAAGAATTAATAAAAATCTATTAGAATTAAAGAGTATAACAGAGAAAGAAGAGGTGGTTTTTTGGGATGCTAGTCGTACTGGAAGAGAACATTTGCCCGAAGCGTTAGAATTAAAAAGTGAAATAATACGTCTTACAAAGAAGTATCATAATTTCCTTTACGCTTGGGATCAAGCATATATGGAAGATATAGAAGAATTAAATGAGATATTTAGAAAGGAGCAAAACAATGAGTAAATGGACAAATTTTAACGACGCAGAGGAGCAAATGTCTTACGAATTAATACCGCATAAAACTATAGCAAAAGTAGTAATGCTTATAAAAAAAGGAGGTTACGTTACATCGGAATTTCCAGACGGCTATGCTACTAAAAGCGATTCTACGGGTAATGTATATCTTGCTGGTGAGTTTGTAGTCTTAAATGGTGAATACGAGAATAGAAAAATCTGGAGTTATATTGGTCTTCATAGCAATAATCCTAAATATGGCGAAATCGGGAGGAGTACGATTAAGGCAATGCTTAACTCTGCTTATAGCATCCACCCGAAAGACAATTCTTCCGATGCTGTGAAACAGAGAGAGATAAAAAGCTTTGCTGATTTAGATAATCTTGAATTTGTAGCTGAAATTACCATCAACGATAAAGGAAAGAGTCCAAAGAACGAAATAAAAACCATAATTACTCCTGATCATCCTAAATATACCGAGTGTATGGATAGTAGGAACAGCAAGGTAAAAGTAAAAATTAATTACAATCAACCTAAACCCGAGAGAAAAAGTGAAAGGTTTGTCAGTGATGAAGTACCATTTTAACCAAACTGCTTACAATCGGATTAGTAAAGAAAGAAGAGAGTTTTTAGAAAGAAATAAGGAGAAAAACTATGAATAGAGATAAATACAAATATATTATCAGTTCACTACTAAATCAAGAATTGCCGTCTCCTACTCAGTTATATACTTCTAAATACGTTATAACTGATCTTAAATCAGAAAAATTTGCATTAACATTTTCCAAGTCCTTTGATTCTAAAATAGGAGGGTTATCTGTTAATCAATCATATAATGGGAATAATTTAACTTTAACAATTGATTGCCGTAATCCAAATAAAAAAGAATTTGATTTAATGAATAATTTAGAAAAAGTCATATTTGAGTTTTTAGATAAACAGGAGGTTAGATATGATTAGATTTTTTCAAGGAATAAAAAGAGCTGCTGACTTTTTTAGTATTCATCCAGATGGCTTAAGCTTTGTAACAGAGAGAAGGCTTAAGGATTTAGAAGCAAGTGTTAGTAGGTTACCAAAAGCTATATCAGATCGTAATTTTACAAGCATTATGAATTTGGAATACGATATATATGAGCTAAAAGAAACTATTAAAACTCTTCAAAGCACCTTAGATAAGGAGCAAGTAACCGCTCAGCTAGTCCTACCGGCAGAACGAACCAAAACTATAAAAAAACCAAAACCCGTAAAACTTCAAGCCATAGAGGAAGAAGTCAAAAAAGTTAAATCCCTACTCACACAAGCAGAGGTTAAAAGGTTGCTTGAATATAGAGACGGAGAGCTTTATTGGAAGGTTGATAGAGGTTACAAAGTTAAAAAAGGTGATAAAGCAGGTTCTATCGTTACTATTTCAAAAAGCAGAAAAGTTTATCATGTTACTGTAAATAGCCACAATTACTCTGCTGGGCGATTAGTGTTTTTAATGTTTCATGGTTATTTACCCGAATACGTATCTTTTGTGGACGGTGATGGCACAAACGTCAAAATAGAGAATTTAAGAGCTGTTACTAGATCACAATTAACTACTTTTGCCAAAATCACAAAAAGTAATTCTTCAGGTTATAAAGGGGCTTTTCTAGACAAACGAACAGGCAAATATGTTGCTCAAATCGTGAAGAACAAAAAATTTTATTATTTAGGCACTTTCGACACCCCCCAAGAAGCCTACAAAGCATACTGCAAGGCAGCAAAGAAACTACACGGAGAATTTGCACGAGTAGCTTAATGGAAATAATAAAAGCAGGCAAGCACGATGAATACAGATTTTATTATTAACGAAGAATTTGCACGGCTTATTCCTCCGTTATCTAGTGAGGAGTTAGAGAAGCTAGAGCAGAGTTTGGTTAATGAGGGGTGTCTTAATCCATTAATAGTATGGAATAATACTATCATAGACGGACATCATAGATATGCTATTTGCATTAAGCACGGCATAAGCTTCAACGTAATAGAAAAGATGGAGCTAGAAACCGAGCTGGACGTAAAGCTTTGGATGATCAATAACCAGTTTAGCAGAAGGAACTTGCCAACTGAAACTAGGCTAGCACTAGCTTATAGGTTTAAAGAGTTTGAGGCGGAAAAAGCTAAGGAGCGACAATTAGCTAGTTTAAAACAATTTTCTAAACAAGAAGAAAGTGCAGAACTAAGCCAGTCTACCGATAGGTTAGCACTAACCTCACGGGGTGATACGGAAAATAGTAAAACTTTAGAAATTATTGCCCAGAAAGCAGGTGTTAGCACTACTACTGCTTTTCAATATGATGCTATTCAACGTAAGGGAACAGAAGAGCAAAAAGCCAAAGTTGCAGAAGGCAAGTCTAGCATTAACAAGGTTTATACCGAGATTAAGCAGGCAAAGCAGTCAGAAGAAGAGCGGAAGGTAGTTCACTTAAAGCTAAAAGGTAGCGGTGTAGTCGTTATTCAGAAGTACGTTACTGGGATTTACAATGAGTTAGAAGACCTTAATACTAGCAAAGATTTAATGGGAATCCGTCATGCACTTTTGAACAGCTATCTTGGACAAAAAGAGAATTTCTTAGCTTGTGTATCTAATATAGACAAACATAAAAAGCTGGTAACACGAAACTTAACTGCATTATCTGAATCGGTTGAGGATTTAGAATTAACTGTCAATCAAGGTAAACACATAATTAGGCTAGAAGGCCAAAAAGACAAAAAAATATCTAAAATATATGAGAGGTATTATGGCTAAAGCAAGATGCGAAGAAATTGTTATAGATCATTATTTACAATCCCATATTAATAATGAGTTTAAAAATGACCTTTTGTGGTTAATCAATGAAAGACGTAATGATGGTATATTTTTAGAAGTATTGTCTCGATTATTGGGAAACAATAACAAAGCAACTCTTAAAGTTTTAGATACTCTTAGTCAAGTAGCAATACAACAAGTCATTACTGATTGTCCAGAAGGATTTATGAGTAGTTTAATTAAGGAGTATGAAAATGAACCATCAAACTAATCACGAAACTATCACATGGCAGGCTACGAGCATTAAGTTATCGCAATTAAAAGAATATGCCAATAACCCGAGAAAAATAACTAGGGAAATGCTGGATAAACTAGCTTCTCATATAAGGGAGGACGGATATCATCAGAGAATAATAGTAGATAACGATTACACTATTATCGGCGGCCATCAACGCAAAAAAGCTTTATATATGGCAGGTTACGATGATGAGACTGAAATTGAGGTGTTAATGCCGAGTAGGAAACTAACCTTGGCGGAAATAGACAGGCTAAATATTAGAGATAACTTAGCATTTGGTGAATATGACTTTGACATGCTAACGGAGCGATTTGATATGGACGAACTATTATCCTTTGGCATGGATAAGGATATGTTAAGGCCCATATTTGATAAAGCCGTATTAGAAGAAATAGGGGAAGAAGAGGAAATAGAAGTCCCGGGAGAAGCTACTTCTAAGCTAGGCGATATTTACCTGCTAGGGTCTCATCGATTAATGTGTGGGGATAGTACTAACCCGCAGCATGTTGAAAAACTAATGGATGGGGCAAGTCCGATTTTAATGGTAACCGATCCGCCGTATGGGGTCAATTATGAACCTGAGTGGCGTAACGAAGTAGGCAAAGGGACTAGAAACACAGGCAAGGTACTAAATGATGATAGATATGACTGGTCTGAGGCTTACTCTCTGTTTACTGGTGATATTGCTTATGTTTGGCATTCATCTAAATATACGCACAAGTTTGCCGAGAATATAGAGAACTGCGGCTTTGATTTAGTTAGCCTTATTATTTGGAATAAGCCGCATTTTGCTATAAGTAGAGGCGATTACCATCATAAGCACGAGCCTTTATGGTATGCGGTAAGAAAAGGCCAGAAAATCAAGCATAATTGGCAGGGACGTCGTGATCAAACAACAGTATGGGATATAGATAATGCTCTTACTCAAGGAATAGATAAGGAAGAGCAAACTGGTCATGGCACGCAAAAGCCAATGGAGTGCATGCTTCGGCCAATACTTAATAACTCGGCGCAAGGTAATAGTGTATACGATCCGTTCGGCGGTAGCGGTACTACGTTAATTGCATGTGAGAGGTCAAAGCGTAATTGTTATATGATGGAATTATCCCCCGCCTATGTTGATGTTATAATAAAGAGGTGGGAAAAAGAAACTGGTAAAAAAGCTGTAT